CTTTTAGACCTGATGGCATAGTAGATGGTCGAGACATTTGGGATGTAATTAGTAAAAACGAATTAGTTTATTCATCAGACTATCCTTACAAATCTCTTAACGAAAAAACAAAAGGACTTAGATGTGGTGAGCTTGTAACAATTTGTGCAGGATCAGGAATTGGTAAATCATCTTTTGTTAGAGAGATAGGTCACAGTCTTATTAAAGGAGGCGAAAGTGTTGGTTTTATTATGTTGGAAGAAAGTATCAAAAGGACTGCACTTGGTCTTATGGGCATTGAGGTCGAGAGACCTTTACATCTGGAGTGCAACGATGTTTCTTTTGATGACTTGGTTGAGCCTTACAATCGGACTGTTGGTTCTGGCAGGGTATATCTTTATGACAGCTTTGGTGCAACCGAGCTTGATAACTTACAGTCAAGGATTAGATATTTTGCACAGTCATGTGGATGTAAGTTTATTATTTTAGATCATCTTCACATAGCTCTTTCTACAAACTTACAAACTGATGAAAGACGTATGATTGATAACTTTGTGACTAACTTAAGAACCTTAGTGCAAGAGTTAAACATCTGTTTACTTTGTGTCTCACATCTTAATAGGCCTAAGTCAGAAACATCTTTTGAAGAGGGTAAAAATATCTCACTTACTAACCTAAGAGGTAGTCATAGTATTGCTCAACTATCAGACATGGTTTTAAGTTTAGAACGAAATCAACAAGCTGATGATCCGAACAGAACAACAATAAGAGTTCTTAAAAATCGTTTTACTGGAGAGACTGGAACATGTGGTCACCTGATATATAACCCTGAAACTGGAAGACTGTTAGAGGATGTCAATGATGACTACTGATGACAACCTTTATAACTTAGGGAAGACTCTTGAACGAGCTATTAAAAAAATACAAAAGAATGGAGAGCCATTAGTTCTCTATGCACCTGATGTTGTGAGTCAAATATACATGCAAGATTTATTAGATGAGCTTGCAGAGGAATACGAAGAAGCTGAAAAAATAATTATAGAAATAAGGAGTGTGCACTAATGAAATGTTGGCATTGTGGAACTGAATTAATTTGGGGTGGTGACCATGACATTGATCATGAAGACCCTGAGTTTTGTATGGAAACAAACCTAAGTTGTCCTGAGTGTGGTTCTTTTGTAATGGTTTATCTACCAAAAGACGAATGATTATATTTGATATTGAAACAAATGGACTGCTTGATGACTTGGATAGAGTTCATTGTCTTGTTTTAAAAGATACATCTACAAATAAGGTTGAAACTTATACTGATAATATTCAAGATGGTCTTAAAAGATTGGAGCAAGCTGACTGTATTATAGGTCACAACATAATTAAGTTTGACTTACCAGCTTTAAAAAAAGTATATAACTTTAATTACAAAGGTAAGGTCAGAGACACTTTAGTCTTAACTCGTTTGATCTGGTCAGATATCAAAGAACGAGATTTTCAAACAAAAGATTTTCCGACAAAGCTAATTGGTAGACACTCATTACAAGCTTGGGGTGTTAGATTAGGAAACACTAAGGGAGACTACACAGGATCTTGGGAACAATTTAATGATGAGATGTTATCATATTGTATTCAAGATGTTCATGTCACTGACTCCCTTTGGAAAAAGATTTATGAAAAAAATTATAGTGAAGAGTCAATAGAACTTGAACATAGATTAGCTGAAATAATTTATAGGCAAGAGTGTAATGGTTTTAAATTTAATACTACTAAAGCTCAACGATTGTATAGTGAGCTTGCTGCAAAAAGAGAAAGCCTTAAACAAAAACTTAAAGATTCTTTTCCTGACTGGGAAGTAAGAACTCCTTTTATACCAAAAGTAAATAACAAAAAGCTAGGGTACAGAAAAGGAATATTAATTGAAAAAGTTCAGGTTATAGAATTTAATCCAAGCTCTAGAGATCATGTTGCAAATAGATTAATAAATCTTAGAGGATGGAAACCTAAACAATATACAAATGATGGTAAACCGAAAGTAGATGAAGATGTTCTAAAAAGTTTACCTTACCCTGAATCAAAAGTTCTTGTTGAGTATTACACAATAGAAAAAAGAATAGGACAGTTAGCCGAGGGAAGACAAGCTTGGTTAAAACTTGTTAAGAACAATAGGATTTATGGAAGTGTAAATACTAATGGAGCAGTAACTGGTCGAGCTACCCACAGTCATCCTAACGTAGGACAAGTCCCTGCTACTACTGTTGCTTATGGTAAAGAGTGTCGAGAATTATTTACTGTAGATGATGATAATGTTCTAGTTGGTATTGATGTGTCAGGATTAGAGCTGCGATGTTTAGCTCACTATATGTCTCGTTATGATAATGGAACTTACATTAAAGAAGTTTTAGATGGAGACATACACACTGCAAACCAAAAAGCAGCAGGCTTAGACACACGAGCACAAGCTAAGACTTTTATTTATGCATTAGTCTATGGTTGTGGTGCAGCTAAGATGGGAGAGATACTTGGTAAAGACGTAAAGGCAGGAAAGAAAATTATTTCTGATTTTATGAAAAGAACACCAGCACTCAAAAGATTAATAGAAGACGTACAACAAAAAGCAACTAAAGGTTACATCAAAGGTCTTGATGGTAGGCAACTAAAGATTAGGTCAGCTCACAAAGCTCTGAATACTTTACTGCAATCATCAGGAGCATTGATTTGTAAACAGTGGATTATAGATGTCCACGAATTAATCCATCAGCATAACTTAGACTGCAAACAAGTAGCATGGGTTCATGATGAAATACAAATTGAAACAAGAAAGGAGCATGCTGATGAGCTTGGAAAACTCGCAAAGCAAGCAATCCGAAACTCAGAGAAAAAGTTTAGCTTCCGATGTGAGTTGGATTGCGAATACCGAGTGGGAAAAGATTGGTCTCAAACACATTAGTCCTCAACGTAAAGGAGATATAGCAGAGCACCATTGTATAGCTTGGCTATGGTCAAAAGGATATGAGGTGTTTAGAAATAGTGGTCAATCTGGAGCTGTTGATTTGATAGCTCTAAATGTAAACTCTGGTGAATTGTTATTAGTTGACGTTAAAAGTTATAAGGATGGCAGGTTATCTTCACGAACTTCAATACAAAAAAAGCTCGGTGTTAGATACCTACATTATAATCCTCATACAAAAAAGATAAGGTTTATTAAACATAGACCTATCCACAAAGGCACTAAATGACAACATTACTAATTGATGGAGATATCTGTGCTTATCAATATTCCTCTGCAAGTGAGCATGAGGTTGACTGGGGTGAAGATGTCTGGACACTTTGGAGTGACCGAAAGGAAGCTTCTAATTTAATAAAACAATATGTAGATCATTTGCTTGAAGCAACTGAAGCCAACAAAGTTGTTTTTGCTTTTACTGATAAGGAAAACTTTAGAAAAAAGATTAATCCTAATTACAAAGTAAATAGAAAAAAAATAAGAAAACCTGTCTGCTACAAAGCATTAGTTAACTGGATTACAGATAATTATGAAACTTATGTAAGACCTGAACTTGAAGCTGATGATGTATTAGGAATTTTATCTACACATCCTACTCTTATTAAAGATAAGAAAATTGTTGTATCTGAAGATAAAGACCTAATGACTATTCCAGGATTGTTATGGAAAAGTGGACAACTACACGAGATAGGTGAAGAAGTAGCTGACTACAACTTTCTAAAACAAACACTGACTGGTGATGCAACTGATGGTTATTCAGGTGTACCAGGTATAGGAGCTGTAACTGCTGATAAAATTTTAACTAAGGAATGTTCTTGGCAAGTTGTTTTAGATTGTTTTGCCAAAGCAAACTTAGATGAAAACGAAGCTTTGTTACAAGCTCGCATGGCTCGAATCTTACGAGCTAGTGATTACGATTTTAAAAACAAACAAATAAAACTATGGAGTCCAAATGTATTATGATATTGCGAAAGCATTAAGAGAAGAAAAAGATAAAGCAATTAATCCTGACCATTATAGTCAGCACAAAATTCAACCAATAAATTTTATACTCGCTAACGAATTAAGTTTCTGTCAGGGAAATGTAATTAAATACATATGTAGATATCAAGATAGAGGTCACATTGAGGATCTTAAAAAAGCTAGAGCTTATATTGATTTTTTAATTACAGATGAAGAAAATCTTAGAGAAGAAGCAGGTTTAAAATGAAATGGGTATTAATACTGTTTTTAATTACTGGTGAAGAAAAAATTTATGGTGGTGTTGAGAAGTGTGAAGTTAACCACATTACAAATGTCATAAATGAATATATAGATAAAACATTAACTCATCCAGAAATGATTCAAGGGTGGGGGTGTTACGATAAGAAAACTTTTTTAATCAGACAAAATGCTAGGAAAAATTTAGGGTTAGATGTTTGATTGGTTCATTGTCACTTTGTGGTTTGAGTTAAATAACAAGCTTCATATGAAGCACTATCCTAATCAATTAGTTTCAGACTGCAAGTCAGCAGTTATTGAACTTATAGAAGTGTACGAAGAAAAATATCCTCTAAGAAAATTTAGAGCAGCTAAATGTAACGAACCATCAGTCTGGTTTAAAAAATACAACTTAAACAAATGGGAACTATTTAAAAAAAAGGAGAACAACTAGATGGTATCTACGAGAGCAGAAGTAATTACAAGAAGAACTTATAATCGACCATTAGATAATGACAAATTTGAAACATGGAAAGAAACTATAAGCAGAGTTATTAGTCATCAAAGATGGTTATGGATTAGAGCAAAGAAACATGATTTAAATTATGAAGAGTCACAAGAGCTTACTGAATTAAAAAAGTTACTTCTAGAAAGAAAAGTATCTGTAGCTGGTAGAACACTATGGTTAGGTGGAACTGAAGTCTCTAAAAAAAGAGAAGCTTCTCAGTTTAATTGTAGCTTTCTAAGAGTAGAAACAGTTTATGATATAGTGGATGCTTTCTGGTTATTGCTTCAGGGGTGTGGTGTGGGTTTCCAACCAGTCACTGGAACTTTAAATGGATTTCAAAACTATATTCATAATGTTGAAGTTGTCCGAACAAAACGAAAAACAAAAGGAGGTAGAAATGACAACATTGAATTTTATGACAAAGATAAAAAACTTTGGAAAGTTAGTATTGGGGATAGTGCCGAAAGTTGGTGCAAAGGTCTTGGAAAACTTCTTGCTGGTAAGTATGACTGTGAAAAACTGGTTATTGACTTCTCTGAAATTAGGCCAGAGGGTTCGAGACTCTCAGGTTATGGTTGGATTTCTCAAGGCGATAAACTTTTGTCAAAAGCATTTTTACAAATCGTTGACATACTTAATAGGAGGTCTGGTAATCTTCTTAGCCATTTGGATATTTTGGACATTATTAATTGGGTAGGAACTGTACTATCAAGTAGACGATCAGCAGAGATATGCTTATTAGATTATAATAGTCCTGAGTGGGAAGATTTTGCTAAAGCTAAGAAAGATCATTTCAATGACAACCCACAAAGAAGCCAATCTAATAACTCATTAGTGTTTCATCAAAAACCTACAAAAGCAGAACTACATTATATATTTAAATTAATGGAAGAAGCTGGAGGTTCAGAACCTGGTTTTATAAATGCTGAAACAGCAAAAAGAAAAGCAGCATGGTTTAAAGGACTCAACCCCTGTGCAGAAATACTTTTAGGTAACAAAAATTTTTGTAACTTAGTCGAGTGTGATTTAGGAAAATTTAATGGTGATTGGGAGGGTTTACTTAGAGCTATTTATTTAATTGCAAGAGCTAACTATAGACAAACTTGTGTTAATCTAAAAGATGGAGTGTTAGCTGACACATGGCATGAGCTTAATAATTTCTTACGATTATGTGGAGTTGGCCTAACTGGAATTGTAAGTTGGGAACATTGTGACTCTGCTAAATCATTTAAAGGATTAAAAGAAATAGCAGTTAAGGGAGCTGAAAGTATGGCTGAAGAACTTAATATGCCAAGACCTAAAGCTGTGACTACTGTTAAGCCAAGTGGAACTTTATCTAAAATAATGGACACTACTGAGGGAGTACATAAACCATTAGGTAAATACATATTTAATAACATTAACTTTTCTAAAAGTGATCCTCTTGTAAAAAAATTAAAACAAAGTAACTACAAGGTTATGGATAATCCTTATGATGATACAAGTGTTTTAGTTACATTTCCTGTTTGTCATGACAATGTTGATTTTACAGAAGTAGATGGTAAAGAAGTAAACTTGGAAGCAGCAGTTGATCAACTAGATAGATATAAACTGTTAATGGAAAACTATGTTGACCATAACTGCTCAGTTACAATCTCGTATGATAAAAAAGAAGTTCCAGCAATAATAGAATGGTTACTTAAGAATTGGGATATTTACATAGGTGTTTCTTTTCTTTACAGAAATGACCCTACAAAATCAGCTTCTGACCTTGGTTATCCTTACTTACCGCAAGAAGTAGTAACTAAAGAAGAACACGATGAGTATGTAAAACAATTAGAACCTATAGATATTAACTCGGCAAATTCATTAGAAGAGCTAAAGGATGATGAATGTGCAACAGGAGCTTGTCCAGTAAGATAGCTGTACTACTGGTTTTAGAAACATTTCATGGAACAATTACCTTATAAATTAGAAGATCTTATAGACGAACTCGATAAGATTTTTCCAAATGAGTGTCCAGATATAAAACTTACTGATAGAGAGATATGGTTTAAATCTGGTCAAAG